CTGCAGCTGCTCCTCTATTAGCAGTATTGAATATCAATGGTCTCGGAACACGTGATGGAACTGCCGATGATAATATTGGCGATTTAAAACTTGATATTGTTACAGATGATACTGGCAAAAATAACCCTTTTGCTATTAATGATATTTTATATATTAATAAATTAACTGGCAGTGATTATTCCAATGAATCTGTTTTAGGAGTTGTTGCTGGGTTTTATAATAACAGTAATAAATTAGGTGTTAAATTGGCTTTACAAGGTAATACTGGTGTTGCTACTCCAGCGGTTGCTTATGCTGTATCTGTTGATGAATCGAGAGTCTATTATAAAGTTTCTGATAGACAGAAAGTCCTTAATGTTCATTCGCTTTTGAGTTCTGGTAACCAGACTGATACTACTATCCAACCAGTTTCTTATACTCTAAGCAATATTGAGATGTTATGCTCGGCAGTTCAACCCCCAGCACAGTATCAAGAAGGAATGCTTAAAAAATCTTTATCTAGTGAAGGTATTAGCTTAGACTTCATGACTGCAGAAATGCATCGTTTTAATCAAGTTAATGCTACTGGTCTGTCCCAGATTCAGATTCCTACTCTGGCAACTCGAGGTAAAGCAGTTTTTTGCCAACCAATTCCCGTTGCTAACTATAGATCGCTATCTGTTTCTAGTTTTTCTGGTTCTGCTGATGAAGCTAAAAATTATCAGTTTGTTAAAGGTTCTGAACTTATCCCATCTAGAATGGTTGATTTAGAAAGGTATTCACAAACTGTAACTAACGGACAAGTTAGAAATGAACCCTTACATACTTCTGAACTACAGAAAGCACTTGCTAATATTAACGAACCAGTTTTTAGTCTTCAGAGGATTTCGGATTCATTCTCGATTGCTAGGTCTTTTAATAAATATGGTCAGATTACTAATTTATCTGATGATACTCTTTCGTTAAGGGTTGATTATGACTCTGGAAGTGTTCAGAAAGTCTTTAATAATTATGTATTCAAACTAGCACGAGTTACTATTAGACAAGGCGTTGTTTCTGTTGTATCTTAAATCTTCACCAAATTTAGAAAACCTTTTTTATTTTTTTTTTAAAGATTAAATTATTATTATTAAAAATATTTGTATAATATATAAAAGATTAAATATGTCAGCACTCAATATTGTATCTATTGAAAAATTTGAAATACTACCTAGTAATCAACCAGCCAATAATACCTATTCTTTTAAGCAAGGAAATCCAATTATAACGTGGAATATTGGATCTACTAATAAAATGCTTAGGGCTAGTTCTTTAAGAATTAATGGTAAAATTAGAATTAAGGCTTCTAATGGCGATATGGCCGGTAATAATTCAATTAATAAAAGTCGTGGTAACGGTGGAGCAGCTACAACTGGTGCTATAACTTGTAATTCACGTCTTGGCGTTAATGGTGTTTTTCAGAACGTTAATATTAGTTCTAATGATACTAATCAGACTTTAGAATCTGTTAGGCAATATGGTCGTATGTTAGCGACGGTTTTACCCTCGACTCACTCGCCAGAAGATTTTTTAAATAATCGTGGTGTTGTCGAACTCAATACTGGTATGAATGCTGTTTCGGCAAATCTTAATAACAATACTACATCGTTTTCATCTTCTTTAAAGGTCGGTATGTTTAACGGTGGAAATTCCATTCCTATGGGAATAAATGGTGTTAGAGGTCTTACAATTTCAATTGAATTAGTTTCAGATCAGCAATTTTTAACTGGTGCTTCTGCTTCTGCTGGTGCTTTTTATGAATTATGTGACCTTTCGATAACTGGTGATTATATGGTTCCAGATAGCAAAGGAATGGCTGAACTATCAGTTGCTGGGTCTGGTGCTTTTCAGTATAATTCATTTAATAATATGTATAGTGTTATTGATGCTTCTGATTCTACTCAGACGTATAACCTTGCATCGAGCAATGTCTTAGATATTTTCCATAATTTCCTACCAGTTAGTCACGCCAATAATTATTCTGAGGATTCCTATTCGACTGGATTACCCAAAAATACAAATGCTGGAGGTAGCACCTATACAAGCGATGTTCTTGTTAATAAAGTTGGGTTTTCACGTGGAGGTATGAAACTGGCTTTAGATTATGATCTAGATGTGACCGCCCAAAGTGCTAATTCCAGACCGCAGACTGGGGTTTTAGTGAATGCTCTTAATAGTGTTCTTCCGTTTTCACAGATGAGAAAATTAACTAACCAGCCTCAACTTGAAGGTTTTGGCGGTAATGATCAAGAAATATATAATAGCTCTGGTCTTCAGTTAGTTTCTAGTGTTGATGCTGGAGTGAAAAATTTTGCTATTGGTATAGCCGTCGATAATGTTTCTAAGGTTGGCATCGATTTTAGAGGACAAGCTTATGCTTCTAGAATTCAAAGTAATCTTGATGGTAAATCGCCTAATTCAGTTTATACTTATATCTTAAATAAAAATACTCTAATGTATAGCCCTCAAGGAATATCGATTGTTTCCTAAGAACATTTTTATTTTTTTTTTTTGATAAATCTTTTTTTTTAAAAAAAATTAAAAGATTAAATTATTATTATTAAAAATATTTGTATTATATATAAAAGATATATATTTAAAAATGTCATCTACCCTTCCCAGTATCTTAGATATTAAACCTTCGCAAGATGTCGAAAATATGAATATAAAAACAGAGGTTTTAGATCCTATTACTATTACTCAGAGTCAAGCTGTTTTTCAACTTCCTAAAACTGGTATTTTAGATGGAGGTTCTATGTTACAATTAGGTGTCCTTGCTGGAACTGATCATTTTTTTCCATTAGCAACTGGTTGTCATTCTGTTATTAAATCGTGTTTCCTTAAGATTGGTGGCAAAGTTCTTGCATCAAATGACGACTACGCATATTATACTACAATGACTAGACAGTTTGAAACTCCAGAGCATCGTGCTTATATTGATATGGTAAAATCTGGTGCTTCTGGCGATAGGTTTGGAGCTACTGAGTCTGGTCGTATTATATATAGAGACCTCGAGGCGCATATTAATGCTACTGCTACCCATTCAGAATTTAAAGTTCCCGAGTTTCTAAGACCTACCCAAAACGAATCTACAACTCCTCTATTTTCGATTCCGCTATCTACTCTTATTCCTATGATGAGAAGTAGAAAACTCCCTTTAATGTCGATGAAGGAACACGTCTATTTAGAAGTTAATTTTAACTCACAGTCGGTTGGTGCTTCTGGGGCTGTTTGTTGCTTAAAATCTGGTGGAACTGATACTGGTGTCACTATTGCTACTAACAAAGTGAAATTTATTTCTGATCATCTGTATTATTCAGATCCGAAAATGTCTGAATTAGTCGCCCAGACACAATCACAGAATGGTCTTTCTGTTCTATATGAAGATCTCGTTACAACTAACGCGAATGTTCCTTCATCTGGTGTCGCTGGGGGTAGCACTCTCAACCAGACTGTCGAAAGACAAATTGCTGTGTCTGGTAAAACTGTTCGTAGCGTTATGGTTTCTGAAAAAAATACTAATGCTAATCACAATTTATATGGTCATTATTTTAGTAAAGAACTGGAAATTCCCAGTCAATATAATTTCAGAATTAATGATCAGAGGATTTACGATCGAAATGTGGTTCATCAGCCTCATAAATATGAAGAATTAGCCCAAGTTATGGGAAAACCTCTAATGGTTCCTAACCAGTTATATTCGTTTGATGCGGATACCGACAAAGAAGCATTACCGCTCCAAGGTTTAAACCAGAATTCTGTTTGTGTTGGTAAGGTTGAAGGATATCAACTACCAACCGATACTAATACTGCTATGACTAGCGATATTAGAGGAACTGCTCATTACTATGGCTATGATGCTACTAAAAATGGTTTGAATACATTAGGTAATGGTGTCCAAGTGGGTGTTAAGCCCATAACACTTCAAAGAACTTATACTAGAAAAACTAACAATGATAATGATTCTGGTCGTCAGATGAGAATTTTTACAAATATTGAAAAAATCGTTGTTATTAAAAATGGTGAAGTGCTTGTTACTGGAAATTAAGAACCCCATAATCAATACTAACATTTCCGTTTTTTTTACTAATAATTCTACTTTTTAATTTGTCAAAGTGGCATTGATTATCACTAATAATATTTTGCCAAACTTACAAATCGTTAATTTTGATTATGTTAAATTTTTATATTTTTAATCTTTGTATATATTAATTAAATTATGTCGAGTAAATATATTCTAATGGAATGTAATAGACTAAATAG